TGTTCGTGGCCTAGGTATTCGTCTCCGAGAACATCTTGACACCGGGACAAACCTTGGCTGGAAGACTCTGGCTGACGGCGGCAACACCTACATGCTTGCCGTTGGCGTAGAGCCCGGAAAGGCGTATGTCCAAGGTTATGAGTACGAAAATCTAGTGACTCGTTATGTTGAGATTGATAAAGGTATCGACTACGAGCACGTAGAACAGCTATCAATTGGCGCAAACTACGGTTCCTACGTTGACGTGGAGGAAGTTTGCGGCACGTGGAACGTTAATGAGGGTAGTGTTGTTTCACTGCGAGATGCTGCCCAAACCAAGGTGTCGAATGGCCAATACTCAACGACTGGTGCGGCTGGTGTGGAAATTGGCACGGCAAAATTCCGGGCAATTGAATACGTGTCCGGTACGCAAGGCACTTCCGATGCCAAATATCGAATCTATCTCTATGACATCAAGATGACTTCCGGAGAATTCACGGATGTAAAGGGACTGTATATTTCCAACGGTTCGCCAAAGGCCAATGCATTTGCCGATATTGTTCTCGACAATAACGGCGAGGCGATCCTGAAGGATACCAACTTTAATCGAGCAATTTTCAAAATTCCAGCCTCGAATATTCGCTCTATCCGTGACGATACAAATAACGTTGATACGACACTTCCATTCCTCCGCACATTCGATGTGACGATTTCGACGGCAGGAACATTCTCAATTTCAACTGGCCTGACGGACGAGGTTTTCCCGTTCTCGACTGGACTCTTGAGCAGCGGACAGAAGAACGGAAACTTTGTCGTCACGTTGAACGAATCCGCGACGGTTCCACTGTCGGGCACAATTACCGTATCCAGCGGTTCACCGTCTGTCACTGGCACGGGCACGTCATTCCTATCGCAACTCCGTGTTGGCGACAAGATTCGCGTTGGTGCAACTTCAGAAGTCTATACTATTAACTCGATCACCAACAATACACTTCTGACACTAACGTCAAACGTTTCCACTGCCGCAGCTGGTTCTAATTTCTTCAAGCAGTATTATGCCGGTGAGATCATTGACTTGACTGTCAATGGCTCTGGCGGTTCGGTTCGCGAAGTTAATATTACTTCGACTACAACTGCCGCGTTTAACCTGAAGGAAACCCTCACCGCGACGGCTTCCGCCTCTGTTTCGTGCCGCCTCAATAAAGTCGATGCCCGCGAAATCAAGAAGGTTCTGTACCGCAATCGTTATGTCAAAATTAATTGCGGCACGAGCGGCACGACTGGTCCCTTCAACCTCGGGATCAGTGACGTTCTTCGAATCGTCGAAGTTCGCCGGAAGAACGGCAACTTCTCGTCACCGACAGAAGGTGTTGACGTAACGTCACAATTTATTCTCGATAATGGTCAGCGCGATAATACTTACGAACATGCCCAACTAATCAAAGTTGGCGGTTCGCTTTCGGCTTCCGATTACCTTCTCGTGAAGCTTGATTACTTTGACCATGACTTCTCGCAGGGTGTCGGTTACTTCTCTGTCGATTCCTATCCCATTGACGATACCGGGGCCGATCCGGTCAATAATATCACGACACAAGAAATTCCGATTTATGTGTCGCCAGTCACCGGACGTGCATATAATCTTCGCGACTCCATCGACTGCCGTCCGGTCAAGGCAAATACAGCCGCTAATGCGCCAACGGTTGGTGCCGCGACAGTAAGCCCGGCGACTACAGAATCATTCAAGGGAATCTCTTCCGGTCTTCATACACCGGTTCCCAATTCCACGATTATTGCAGATTTGTCTTATTACTTGCACCGTAAGGATGTGGTGACGATCAACGCGAAAGGCAACATCTCGGTGGTTCGAGGCGTTCCCTCGCTGTTCCCCGTCACGCCGAAGGTGCAGGAAGACGCGATGGCGATTGCGACAATCACCATCGCGCCCTATCCGTCGCTGCCGCCGCAACAGGCTAAATCGTCAAATCGTCTAATGTATGCGTGCTCGATCACGGCAACGGCTCCAAGTCGGTTCACCATGCGCGACATTGGTGTGTTGAAGCAACGTATCGAGAATCTTGAATATTATACCAGCCTTTCGCTTCTCGAAAAGTCCACGCTTGACATGAAAATTCTTGACGCCAATGGACTTGATAGGTTCAAGAACGGATTTTTCGTCGATCCATTCATGTCGCATAAGTCGGCGGACATCGCGAACCCCGACTATTCAATTGCCGTGGACATGGAAAAGAATGAATTGCGACCGAGATTTACTTTAGGTCACAACAAACTGAAATTGCAGTCTGCGACGAATCTGACACAGACAGGCAATATTCTGACACTGCCTTATAGTGAGGTTGAATTCATTAACCAACCATTTGCGACGAATACAAGAAATGCAGCGGGCGTCTACTATAAGTTCAAAGGCATTATGGAATTGTCGCCTGATGGTGACACATGGACTGATACGCAAACGCTACCAGATTTGCAAATTACCGATGACTCGAATTATCGGGCATGGGCAACATTTGCCGATGCTTGGGGAATCCACTGGGACGATTGGCAGACTGTCTGGTCAGGAACAACTACATCATCTACAAGACAAAGAGAAATTCATTGGGATGGTAGTACTTCAACATTTGAAAATACTACAACTACGACGACAACGGTTCAACAAAGAACTGGAACACAATTAATTGTGAATCCAGTAACTAAAACTGAAAATTATGGGGAAAGAGTAGTTGACACAACATTGGTTCCTTACATTAGATCACAAACAGTACAGTTTGTTGTATCTGGTGTCAAAGGAACTGCAAGACATTACATGTTCTTTGATGGGGAAAATGTTTCATCTTATGTAACTCAAACAAATTCGTCATTTGAACCTATCAAGAATGAAGGTGATCCGATAATTTCAGATGAAAATGGAGTTATCTACGGACTGCTAAGAATCCCCAATGATGATAATATGAAATTCCGTGTAGGTACAAAGCCTGTATTAATTACTGATAGTATTACAAACAGTGATGATGCAACATCGACTGCACAAACTAACTTTACTGCGTTTGGCTTGACTCAATACAAGCAAAATACAATAGTATCTACAACTGTACCTGATATTACAACTGCTACTACACAGGAAACGCAGACATTAACTAATACAACGTTCAATAGAACATTGGTATCACAAACATTCATGAGAAATGAGAATGTTTTTGATAACAGTAGTGTTGATAACAGTAATGGCAGTGCTGACCCAATTGCACAATCATTCTTTATTAATTTGATAGGTCAAATTTCAGGATGTTTCGTTACTAAAATTGACCTATTCTTCAAACAAAAAGACCCTAATTTTGGAGTAATGGTCGAATTACGTGAAATTGATCAAGTTACGTCAATGATAACACCAAAAGTTATCCCCGGCTCCAGAATTAAATTGAAATCAGCTGATATTAATGTCAGTGAAGATGGTTCTGTGCCTACAACATTCACATTTAAGAATCCAATTTTCTTGATGAATCAAGTTGAATATGCATTCGTCGTTATCCCCGAGGCCAACAATCCGAACACTGTCGTTTGGACTTCGCGCCTCGGTGAAATCGACATTGCGACTGGCGTTCGCGTTAATGAACAGCCGTATGCTGGTGTCATGTTCCTGTCGTCCAACCAACGCCAGTGGAATGTAATCCAAGAAGAGGACATCAAGTTTAAGATTTATCGCGCTGACTTCAACACGAACGTTGTCGGTACGTGCGTATTCACCAATGACGATACCGAATACTTGAACGTCAATACCGCTTCAGGCGCATTCTCTATTGCTGGCGAGAAGGTCCACGGCGAAATTCGTCTTTCTCTAAGCAATATTTCTGGCGGTGTCATTACCAACAACATGGTCATTGTCGGTAATACATCAGGTGCAAGCGGTATCGTAACCAATATCACTGGTTCAACCTATCGCGTCAAGGATGTTCCGACGACCGTCAAGTATATCACGAGTGAACCCGTTGTCGTTAATTATGCCAATGGTTCACCGACTCCAATCACGGCAGTGCTTACCGGACAATCGACACCAACGGCTAAGGTTGTCTCGTACCATGCCCGCACGAGTCAAGACAT